GAATCGGTCGGCGTGCCGACACCCTCGACGGTCGTCCGGCGCGGGTCGCACCTCGTCGCGCACCGCGGCCGCTTGTGGGGCGCCGGCGGCCTCGACGCCGCGTGTCGCCGGGTGTGGGCGACGAGCGTGCTCATTCCCGGGCTCGAGCAAGCGCTCTATGAACAAGGGCTCTTTTTTCCTGCGGCCGCCGTGACCCCCGACCTCGGGGCGCCGGTCACGGGGCTTGCCGTCGCGAGCTTGACCTCGACGAATCGGAGTCCGACGTCGCCCCTCGGCATCTTTACCGACACGAGCACATGGCTGTTTTTCGGCGACCCGATTGACGACACCTCGTCGACGCTCGTGCAAGTCTCGGGCGAGATTGGGTGCCCGTCCGACCGCACGATTGCGACGACGCCCGTCGGGGTCATCTTTTGCGGCAAGCGGAGCGTGTATCTGCTGACGCCGCAGCAAGCGGAGCCGAAAGATATCGGGTGGCCGATTGAGCCCGCTGTGCGGGCGCAACCCGTCCCGTACCGCACGCGCGCGTGGGGCTTTTACCACCGCGGCTTTTACAAGCTGGCGCTGGTCCCCGCCGGCGGCGGCGATGCGACCGAGCAATGGTGGCTTGACCTCCGCCACGGGTTGACCGACCCGCCGGAATGGTGGGGCCCGCATACGACGCCACCCTATAGCGCCGCCGCCCGGGCGCCGGCGCATCCGGTCGAGGACGACCGGGCGTGGGGCGCGCAAGACGGGACCAGCGCGTTTCTCGTGCTCCTTGACCAACCCGACGTCTACACCGATCCGATTGGCCCGCGCACCGGCGGACAGTGGAATACCGCGCAGTGGAACACGGATGACTGGGTGGCCGAGGCGAGCGTGCCGATTGTGTCGCGCTTCGTCACGGGTCTCCTCGACGCCAATCAACCGCTCACGCCGAAACTCGCGAAACGGGCGCGCATCGTCGCGCAAACGTTCGATAACACGTCCCTGGGCATTGTCGTTCAGTCGGATTTTGCCTATGCGGCGTCGGGGACGCTCGACGTGCCGACGCCGTTCGGCCACGATTGGGACATCAGCGATTGGAACGTGTCCGACTTCGCCATGCGGTGGACCGTCTTGAGCGAGTTTGAATGTCCCGTGCCCGAGCCGCGCGGCCGGGCGTTTAGTGCCATCTTGACGCACATGGACCCGATTGCGTGCGACCTCCGCGATTTCGAGCTCCGCGTGCAACCGTCGGCCCGGGAGACGCGATAACATGGCGCAGGTTCCGCGGCCGCCGAAACAAGGCAATACGACCACGTATGTCGCCAAGGTCGCGGCGGGATACACGAAGATTCTCGCCGGCGAAATCGACGCCGATTTTGATACGATCTACAACGCGTGGAACAACGGCGCCGATGCGACGAATCTGAAAGACGACTCCATCACCGGCGCGAAACTCAAGGCCGACGCCGTCGGCCCCCGCGAACTCGCCGACGGGGCCGTCTTCACGAATCATCTCCAAAATGGCAACGTCACCGACGCGAAAATTGCGAGCGTGGCATGGAGCAAGGTGACGGGGGCACCGACGACGTATCCCCCGAGTGGCGCCGCGGGCGGCGATCTTGCCGGCTCGTTGTATCCGGCACCAGTCATCGCGCCGCTCGCCGTGACAACGGGGAAACTCGCGGATGGCGCGGTGACGGCCGCCAAGATTGCCCCCGGGACCATCACGGGCGGGCAGCTCGCGCCGAACTCGGTGGACGCGCCGCAAATTGTGCCGGGGGCCGTCGGCCTCGCCAAGATCCAAGTCGGGGCCAGCATCCAGGCCGTGATCCAGCAGCGGCGAACGGATACGGTGATTTGCACGACGCTCAATGGTGAATATCTCTATCTCGAGTATACGTGGACGTCGCGGTCGGGGCCCTTTCTCATCCTCGCCGGCTTGCATGTCGTCTTTGGCGTTGACGCGAATGCCCCGTCGCCAGGGGTCGCCATGCAGCTCCGCCTGGATGGTACGGCCGGCGTGGCGAACGACGGGACCGTGGAAGCGACCATGTGGTATCAGGAGCCGTCGATCGCGCCCGCGGCCGGCCTGATATTTCCCCCGGCGGCCCTCACCATCGGCTTCGCGGGCTACGCGCTGAGCCCAGGCGTCCACCGGGTCAAGATCACGGCCATTCCGATCAACCGCTTTGTCGGCTACGTCCACATTAACAGCGGGTGGAGCACGCTCGTGGAATTGGCGTAACGGAGGCACGCGGCATGGCGCTGCAACGACCGCTCAAAGAAGGCAACGTTCGCACCTACCAGGAAAAGGTGGCGCTCAATTTCAAGGACATTCTCGCGAGCGAGGCCGACGCGGATCACGACACGATGTATGCCGCGTGGAATGGTGCGCTCGGTGGCGATCTGACGGGCACGCTGCCGAGTCCGACCGTGACGGCGGCGGCGAAATCGAAATGGAGCGACACGGGGACGACGCTCACGCCGACCCCGGCGGCCTATGCAAACAAAGTCATTTTTGACACCGCGGGGAACCCGACGTTCGCCGGCGGAACATTCCGTCTCTATACGGGCGCGACGTCCACCGAAAGCACGACCCGTATCCTTACCCCGGCAACATTTACCGCAAATTATAATTATTCCGGTGGTTGGGTACGGGACAATACCGCAAAGCCAGGATGGTCCCTGCGCCTCGATCCGGGGCCCGATAGCTGCGTCGTCGGGCGTGACGCTGGGTCAGGAACGCTCAACCTCCTTGTCGTCGACAACGCGGGCAATCTGAATTTACCAGGCGGTCTTGAAACGAAAGTGGTCCTTGGCAGCGCCACCGCCAAGACACGGCTCTCGCAAATCGGCGGCCTCGATATGGCATATTGGGGCTACAACATCTCGTGGAGCGGCTCCGCCTGGACGCGCGACGATGCCACAAAAGGGGCCTGCTGGTTATATGCACAATCCTCGGGCGCAAATCAGAATCTCGTCTTGAATTACCTGTCGACGACGGGCGTATCCACCGCCCCGTTTCAGATAGACAACGGCGCCAATCTCGTCATTACCGGGAGCGTCGGGCAGAAAGCATCCGGCACCACGTGGTCCAATCCCTCCGACCCCCGTCTGAAGCGAGACGTTGAACCGTATGTCCGGGGCCTCCTTGATGTGTGCGCCCTGGAGCCCATTGCCTACCATCTGAAGGCCCAGCCTGACGGCCCGTGGTGCTACGGCTTCGATGCGACCGCCGTCCGCGACGTCTTCCCGGAGTGCGTCTCGACCACGCGCATGAAGCTCGACCCCGCCGACGAGGAGGAAACGGACGACGTGCTGGTGTTCGATATGCATCCGATCCTCGTCGCCTTGGTGAACGCGGTGCGGGAGCTCGCGGCGAAGGTCGCGCCATGAGCGACGTCCTCACGCGAGCGACGTTGACGGCGCGCCGGGACGCCGTGCACGCCGAGCTCCTCGCCGCCATGCAAGCCGTCGAGCGTTATAAAGGCGCGCTGGCGATGCTCGAGGAGCTCTTGCGGCTCGAGGAGCCGCCCGGCGCCACGGAGGAGGCCGCCGCATGATTGTGCGACGCGCCCTCTTTGCCGACGTGCCGGCGATTCGCGTTGCATTCGGGCATCTGGTCACCGAGCTCGAGGCGCATCGCATCGTGCCGTATCCCACGCACGACGCGCAAACCCTCGACGATTTCACCGTCCACATTGCGGGCCGTGTGCCTCATGATCCGCGCCTCCTGCTCTATGTTGCAGTTGAGGAGGACGTGCCCGTGCTCCTCGGCTTTCTCGGCGGGGAAATCTCCGAGCGTGTGCTCGGATTCCCGACGCAATTTGGCGCCGCCCATTGGCTCTACGTCGAGCCGGCGGCCCGTGGGCGTGGGGTCGCCCGTGCCCTTGTCCGGTTGGCATGCGAGGACCTGGCGGCCGTCGGCGTGACACACGTCGAGCTCGCATCGCTCACGGGTGACGAGCAATGGCTCAAGCGCGGGTGGGCGCCCTATCTCGTGCATTACGTGCTGCCGCTCGAGGCCGTCGTGGCGGGGGCCGCCGAGCAACGCCCGACCGCCCCGGCCATGATCGAGCCGGCGCCGGCGCTCGAGGTACCACCCGAGCCCGCACCGCGCGCGGCGGCAAATGGCAACGGGCGTGCCCCGGTCACGCGCACGCGTCGCACGCGCCGCAAGCGCCGCACCGTCCGGCGCGCGCCGGCGGTGCCTCCGGGGGATCGATGCGTCTAATCCGTGCCGCCACCGCCGGCGATGCCGGCATGCTCGCCACCATGCTCGGCGCGCTGCTCCACGAGCATCAAGCCCGCTATCCCGACACCTACCCGCGGCTCGACCCCGAGCGGGCGGCCGCGTTCTACGGCACCGAATGGGCCCGGCGCCTCGACGGCGACCTTGCCTGTCATGTGTGGCTCGCCACCGACCGCGATTGTCGAGGCTTCCTCGCGGGGGAGGTGTGGGCGCGGCCGGTCGGCGAGCCACCCGCGGCGTTCTTTGTGGAGTGGGTCTACGTCGTGCCCGAGCATCGCAAGAGCGGCCTCGCCCGTGCGCTGTTTCGTGACGGGCTCCTCCCGTATTGCCGCCGCCACGGGATCGACGTCGTCGAGGGCCGCACGGTGCCCGGCGACACGCAGTGGACGGGGCGGGGGTGGCTGCAGACGGCGCAATCGGTGATGCGTGGCGTGGATGCGTTGACCCTCGACGTCGCCTTGCGCCCGGGCGATCGGGGCCAGCTCGCGGAGGGGCGGCTATGGTAATCGACTCGCGACGCTACCACCGCCACGCCGACCCTGAGCGCCTCCGGCATTTTGGCAAGAACGAGTCGTCCACCTCAATTCAATCGCCGTACGGTGGCCTGCCGATGCGCATTGCGGGGCAGCTCGGGCGCCAACAGGTCTCGCCGCTGCTCTTGGGGCTTGGGCTCGGGACGGGGCGCCAAGCGCAGCGCTTGCAACATCAAATCGAGACGGGGCAGGCACGCGGGCCGATGGCGGCCGCGATCCGCCAGATTCAACAATTCGCGCCGGGCGTCATTGGTGGCGCGACCGACATTGGCCGTCAGGTCTCCGAGCAAGGCGGGCAGGCCGTTAACCAGTTACAAGCGGCGATCACGGCGGCGCAGCAGCAGATGCCGGAATGGCAACAGGCGACCCGCCAGGGACTTACCGCCGCGCAGCAAGGCTTGACCGGCGCGCAGGACCTCTACGCGCAAATGCAAGCGCAATACCCGGGGCTTCAGCAAGCGGGGCAGCAAGGGATGCAGGCCGCACAATCCGCCCTCGGGCTCGCGCAAGAGGCCGCCCGCGGGCCGGCGTTGACGGGCGCACAGGCGGCGATGCAGCGCGCGCAAGACTTGCTCACCGGCGGCGCGGCGCAAGGCGGTGCCGAGCAAGCGGTCCAGCTCGCGCAGCGCTACGCGCAGCAAGCCGCGTCGCCGATTGCCAATGAGGACCTCTACCAGATGGCGGCGCGGCGCGCGCTCGCGCAGGTGCGGCCCGGGCTCGCCGCCCGCGGCCTCGAGGCCGGCGGCGCCGGCGCGCAAGCGGAGGCCGACGTGTCGCGCGACTTGGCGTATCAATTCGCGCAAAACCAAGCGGCGCAACGGCAAGCGACGTTGCAGGGCTTGACGGGCGCGGCGACGAATCTCGGCAATTTGCAGCAAGGCGCCGTGTCGGGGCTCGGGCAGGCGGCGGGCAACGTCGGCAACATCACGCAGCAAGGCGTGACCGGACTCACGAATGCCGCGCAAGGCGTGCAGCAAGCGGCGGCGTTGCAGGGGCAGCTCGGGCAAACGATGCTCCCCTATCTGCAAGCATTGCAGGCAGGCGGCCAGGGCATTCAGAGCGCCGCGCAGCAAGGTGCGCAGATGGCGATGACCGGCCCGCAGCTCGCGCAGCAGCAGGCGAGCGCCATTCAACAGCTCGGGCAGACCCTCATGCAGCAATACGGCATGCCGATGCAGGCGGCGGGCGGGCTCTTGAATCTCCTGACCGCGGGCACGCAGCCAGGCTTGTCGATGCTCGAGGCGACGCGGCCAATCGCCACGCCCAGCTCGAAAGGCACCCAGATACTCTAATGGGCGACATTGCGGGCAGCTTGGGGCAGATGGCCTCGAATGTCGGGCAAGCGACCGGCATCCCGAATATTGTCTCGGGCATCGGCGACGTGTTCACGGGCGGCGGGCAAACACCCGTCATGGGGCAACCGGGCGCGCCGGAATTGGTCGGACCACCGTCGCCGGTCCAGTCGCCGAACTTTCTGCAAGGCTTCGCGCAAGGCTTTACCGGCATGGTGCCGGGCCAAGGGGCCGACGTGCCGCTGAGTGCCGGCGGCGAGGTCGGCGGTGGGCTCGGGCAATTGTTCCATGCGATTGAGCAACTCCGCTCCGGTGGTCTGACCGGCAATGTCGCCATGCCGCTTGCCCAGACCGTCGGCCGGCATCTGGCCGGCGTCGAGATGGCGCCGGGCTATCGACCCTCGACGGCGCCACAAGGCGGCCTGATTCACCGGATCATTCAAGGCTTGACATTCGGCATTCTTGATACGCCCAAGATGGGGCCCTAAATGGACTCCCCCGGCGCTGACCTTCCCTTACAGGTTGCGGGCCGCGCGGTCGGTGCACTCGCCGCGCTTACGTCGATCAAAGGCGGCGGGCTCGGCAATTTCATGCTCCAGCGGCAACGCGCGCTCGCCGACCCGGGGTTTCGCGCCACGCTCGCGGGCTCGCCGTTTACTGCTGGCTTCTACGGCGTGAGCGGCGGCCGCGACGTCCTGCCGCAACCGGGCCAACAGATGCCCGCGCCCGGCGGCGTCGTGGCGCAACCATCCGATTTCGTCGGGCCGCCGGCGCCGACGCAGCAAGTCGCCCCACCCGCGCAAGCGGTCCCCGGCCAGCTCCCGGCGCCGACGGCGGTTAACGTGCCCGGCTATCAACCGGGCACGGCGCGGCCATGGCAACCGCTCTTGTCGCCGTACGAGCCCAAGACCGCACTCGAACAACAAGGGCTCGCGACCATGGCGCTCGGCGTCGGATCGCAAGATGAGGGACAACGCGCGCAGTACAAGATGGCCGCGGGCATTCCATTAGGTGACACCGAGATTGTAGCGGCAGCGGCGCGCGCCCGTGCCGTGCAAGCGCTCGGCGGTCCAGGGACGACCGTGCGCCTCGATATCCCGGGCATGCCAACGCAGGTCGGAAGCCCCTATAATTTCTCGGCCGTGACCTCGGAGGAATATCCGACGCCGCAGCTCGCCGAGGCCGCCGCCGCCGCACGCAACGCGAGCATCCCGCCCGGCAACCCGCGCTGGACCGTCGTGCCCTCGGGTCGCGGGACCTACTTGCTCTCGGCCCCCGCGACCGCGGCGCAAACCGCGCCGCCGCCGACGCCGCCCGCCGTGCAAGGCGGCGCGCCACGGCCCGCGCAACCGCCCGCCCCGGCCCCGGCCGCACCGCGCCCCGTCCCAGCACCGACGGTGCCCGCGCCCGTGCAACCGCCGCAGGCACCCGCGCAACCCCCGGCGCCTCCGCCCGCCGCGGCGGCACCGCCTCCGCCCCCGCCTCCGCCGCCAGCGCCGCCACCGTCGTCGGCATTCGACCGCGATGCCATCGTGCCGCATACCGTCGTGCCTGAGGGACAAACGGGCTACCCGTCTGGGGCGTTTCTCGAACAAGGCGCCGCACCGGCTCCGCCGGCTCGAGCTGCGGGCGGAGGAGGCGCCAACACGGTCGCTGTCCGCAACAACAATCCGGGGAACATTACCGCCTCACCCGCGACGCTCCAATATCCGGGCGTCGTCGGCACAGAGGCGGTAGGCAGTCGCACCTTTCTGCGGTTTGATTCGCCGGAGTCGGGCTACGCGGGCATGGAGGCGCTGCTGCAGGGCCCCGGGTACCGCAACCTCCCGTTTGATGCGGCGATGCGGCGGTGGACTACGGGCACGACGCAACCGACCTACGATGCGCAGGGCCGTCCACAAGGCTACGACCTTCCGGCGATGGCGGGACGCCTCGGCATCGACCGCTCGCGCACCATCGCATCCCTCTCGAATGACGAACGGCAAGCGCTTGTCCGCGAGATGAGCGTGCGAGAGGGATTCCGCGCCGCTCCCGTGCAACTCGCAGCGGCCGCGCCAGAGGGTGGCGTCGTCGCCTTTCCCTCGGGCGCACCCGAGGAAGAGCGCAGCGGCCCGCCCGCGGCGCAGCTCACGGTGCCGGTCGTCCAAAAGCCGCCGGTCGTGCAACCGCCCATGCCGCCCGCCCAGCAACCACCACCGCCGGCCGCTGCGGGCCCGACCGTACTCACGGGGCCGACCGACTATCCGCCGGGCCAGCAAATGCCTATCACGGGCGAGACGCGCCGGACGGCCCAGGGCGAGCAAACGTTCCACGCCCCCGACGCGAGCAACGCCGATGTGCGCGCGAATCTCACGTACAATGGTATTACGAACCTCGACACGGCGACACCGGGCCGAGTGCAGAAATATTGGGAGACGCAACGCTATCTCGACCGGCAACGCGCGATGGATAAGGCCGAGATTGACCGCACGCAAAAGGCCGTACTCGAGGGCGACGGCGCCGGCCTCGCGTCGCTCATGCAAGCGAAAATCAATATCAACCGATTACTGACGGATTTTCCCGACCCGAATGTACGCGCGTATTATGTCGGAACGCTCCGCTATCCGACGGATGCGCTCAAGCAATTGTTTGTCGACGACCCGATGGTCGCGAAGTTTCACAATGACGTCGCCGCGCTCGGCGTGCCGCTCGAGGGCTCGACCCTCATTGGCCGCATGCTCGGCATGCCGAGCGGGAGCGCGTTGTTGCCCGGGGAACAAAGCGCGCTCAAGAGCGTGTTGCCGAGCGGCGCCACGGGCCCGGCGCAATTCGAGGACAATCTCCAAACGTACCGCGATACGGTCGATAGCTCGATTGGTGTGCGCGATTTTCTCCGTGGCCGCCCGGCCGGCGCCACGAGCGTCACCGATATCAATACGTTTCTGACGAATTTTAACGACGCGCTCGCGCAACGCCGACTCGATGCGTTCCGCACCACGACGCCCCCGAGTACGACGACCACGACCGCACCGCCCCCGACGACGACAACCCTTGCGCCGCCCGGGTCACAAGCGTGGGCGCCGACGGCAACCTGGACGATTCAATAGGGGCCGCGCGTGCCCGTCCAATTCAGCTACCTGGTACAGAATCCCGACGGCTCGACGAGCACGCAGGGCGCCGTGGCCGACCGGCCGCCGACGTGGGGCGAGCTGCAAGACCATGTCGCGTCGACGGGCGGAACGTTGTTGCCGGCGACCCCGGCCGAACAACCGCCGCCGGCGCAGCGCGCGGCCCCTGCGGAGCAACCACCGCCCGCGGCCCCACCGCCGGCCCCCCTGCCGACGGCCGTTGAGCAAACCAGCGGGGGCGCGCCGACCCCCGTCAATCCGCCGCGCACGCTCGGATCCTATGCCTTGCCCGCGGGTTCCGCGGCGCTCGGCGCGTGGGCGTTACCCGCAGCGGCGACCGCGATTGCGGGGCCGTTGAGCTGGCCAGCGCTTGCGGGCATGGCCGCGCTTGGGGCGTACGGGGGCGGCTTCACGGGCGAATATGGGCAAGCGGAGCTCGAGCGTGCGACGTCGGGCGAGCCGCCGCCGGGCGCACCGACACCGTGGGAGCGGGCGCAGGAATTCGGCAAGACCGCGGGTCAAACGGAGGCGCTAGTGCAAACGGCCATGCCACTCGTGGCACCGGTCGTGCGTACGGTCTTACGCCCGGCCGGGAGCACGGCCGTGCGGAGTGCCGCCGAGGCCGGGCCGCTCCTGCGCACGGGGGCGTTACCCGGTGGTGAGGCCGCGGCGGTCGAGGGCGGGCAAAGCGTCGCACGCTCGGTCGCGGACGATATCGAGCGCGGGCATGCCATCGAATCTATCCGGGTCGGCGCGAGCGCCCCGACCGTGCCCGTCAATACCGACCCGTTGGTGCCGCTTGTGAATTCGACCCGGAACGCGCTCGCGCGGCAAGGCGCTAATGCCGACCAGCTCGCCTTGTTCGACCGCAACATGATGCCGATTAGCCAAGGCGGCCCGCAACCGTTGTCCGACGTTCTCAGCGCTGAGCGGAATCTCAATCGGTGGACGGCAAACATGCCGCGCGGCGTGGCGCTCCCCGAGCTCGATACGCTCACGACGACCACGCGCAACGCCGTTGGCGACGCCGTGCAGGGCACGCCGGCGGCGCAACCGTTCCAGCAATACCGCGATACGCAGACCTTCACGGCGCCATTGCGCACCTCGCTACGGGAAGCGGGTTCGACGGCGTCGGAAGGCTTTCAACCGTGGCTTGCCGGGGCCGACGGCCAGATGGCCCTCAAGGCCATGATCGAGCACGCCGCACCCGAGGACGCTGCCAAGCTCGGCAAGGCGTGGCTCGTGTCGACCCGGCAAGCCGCGCGCACCGCCGCCGACCCCGTGCAATACATGGCCGACGCCTACAACGCGCTGCCCGTGCCGTTTCGTACGAAGCTGTTTGGCCAGCAAACGCCCGCGCTCGGGCAGCTCATCGGCGAGGCCAGCGGGGCGGCCCCGCCGGGCCTCCGCCTCCCGGCCGTCGGGACGATTCAAGTGGCGCGCCCGTGGGCGCGGTCGGTCTTGCTCTCGCCCGCCCCGGCGGCGACGCTTACGAGTGCCGTGCGTCCGGTCCTAGGTGGATTGGGGCGCGCTGGTCTGTACACGGCGGTTCAGCAAACATCTGAGCCAAGGCCTTCTCCCACCGAACTTGGGCCATAGAGCGCCCACGGGGAGCGGTACGCCGCCGCCGGGCGAGGGTCCATTCTTCGACCCCCACGGCCACGAGCCCGAAGGGAAGCCCAACGAGCATGAGCACCGCGCCGCCGGCGAGGACGGCCACAAAGAGGGCCACGAGCGCCGCATACGCCACGACGCCGCACGCGAGGAGCCACACTGCCAGGGCAATCATAGCCGCCTACGCCGGTGTCCGCTCGAGCACGCGGACCCGGGCCTCGAGGTCCTCGACGCGCGGGCGCAGGGCCGCGACGTGCTCGATCGTGTTGTTCAGGCGGTCCAATCCCGCCAGGAGTTTGCCCACGCCCGTGTTGAGGTCGCGCCGGAGCTCGCGCATCTCCCCCTCAAGCGCTAGGAGACGCTGTACCGTTTCCGTCACCTTGGCCATGTCGTAGAGACGCTACCTGTAACGCTAACGGGTCGGCAAGGGCGTGCCGTGTCGGCGGCGCCATGCGGCCACCCGGCACTTGCCCGAGCAATACCGCGCCGTCGGCCGCAGCGCCTCGAACGGGGCGCCGCAATGCAGACATGACTGTAACGGATTCCGTGCCCGCCTACCCGTTACAGATTTGGCGTTGGACCCGGACACTAGGCCGAGGCCGCCGCGCGCCGCGGCGGCGGCCCCACGCGGGTTTTCGGGGCATCCTCGTCGACGGTCGCGACGGGTTTTCGCCCCCGCCCGGCGAGGTACGCCACGAGCGCGTCGGCAATCCATGCTTGGAGCGTCACCTCGTCGTCGAGCGCGGCGAGCCGGACCTGGCGGTGCAGGCCGCGCGGGATGCGGGTCGCGAGCTGGCAGATACCGCCCTCAAACTGTCGCCCCATGGCGCGCTCCTTCCGTGCGGGTCGCCGCGACATACGATGCGAGAAGCAATGCCTCTGCCGGCCCCTCGTCGGCGGCGGCAATGACGCCGAGGGTCGGGTAGCGTTCTTGCGCCCGGAGCCGCGAGGCGCGCTTGTCGGCCCCAATCAAGCCGGCGTGGCGCTTCCATGTCGCCGGCGGGACCACCCGGTAGGCGACCTTGAAGGCGGCGACGATGCCGAGCCACAAGCCAAAGCCAAGGCCGGTGCGGTACGTCGACACCGTGCCTTGCTTGGGGCGTGCGCCTTGCGCCTCAAGGGCGACCTCGACGTCTTGAATCCGGGCCGCCCGGCCGTCGATCGCCCGTGAGAGCAGACCGCACATGGCGGCGGCGTCGTACTCGTCGCGCAGCTTGCGGCCCCGGATGACAGGCATACTCGGCGTGCGGTGGAGCTCGACGCCGAGGAGGGCGCCGGTGTCGTCGACGTCGAGGACGCCGAGGCCGCCGGCAAGGCCGGGGTCGATGCCGATAACGCGCCTCATGCGCTTGGCTCGGCACGGCGCCGGATGACAAATCGCTTGCACGGGCAGGATTCGTCACGGCGGCCCAAAATGCGCCCGAGCTCCGTCACGCGGCCCACGCGACACGCGCCGGCCCCGCGCCGGCCATGGTAACGCCGCTCGTGCCCACACCTGCCGCACAACATGGCGGCCATGGTGACAAATTCGGCGGAGAGCTCTGTCATCGCCGCGGGCACACGAGCGCGTGGGAGAGCCACCGCCCGCACCGCGGGCAGTAGAGCCCGAGGAGGGCGCCGAGGACCCGCCACCGCGGCGGCCGGCGGAGCTCGCCGAGGATCATGGGCCGCGAGCCGTTGACGCGCAGAAGATTCACGGTTGCTCAGTCACGCGCTTTAGGTGCTCGTAGAAGTCGAGCGCCCGTGTCTCGATGCCGAGATTTGCTTCTCTGGCTTCCGTCGGCATCGCGATACCGCGCAACTGACAGGCGATGGTGACTGCGGGAAGAATTTTCTCTATTGCGCGCTGTCGATGCTCAGGATCCGGCATGCCCCACGCGCTGCCGAGGCGCTCATAGACCAAAAGTAAAAATGGGTCTTTCGGCCGACGATACTTCCCGTCGCCGGCGATGGCCTCACTCAGTAACGCATTCACCAGACCCGCGTCCGGCACCGCGACGCCACACAGTTCCCGCAGCTCTGCGGGCCGCGGAAAGAACTTGCAGCGACGCAGCGCGTAGTCGATTGCAGCATGGATGACGTCGAGCGGCAGGTCCTTCAGCACGAGCCAATACGCCGCCGCACGTCCCGCACTCACGGGCTCGTTGTAGACCTCACCGAGCATCGCTAAGACTTCGCCAAATCCGTCGCGATCCTGTTCAGTCACCGCAGTAGCTCCAATCCGGCCTTGATGGCCTCCACGTTGCCGGCCGTGCGCGACGTTGTGCCCACCAGCGCGGGCGCCGGCGGCTCGTCCTCCCAGCGGCGGTGATTCAAGTACGTGGTTGGATGGGGGACAAAGCGCTGGTTGTCCTCTAGCCAGCGGGGTTGATTCCGTTGCCATGCCAGCGCGGCGAGGATGGCCATAATCGGGGGGCGATCAAGGTTTAGCCACGCCTTCCATGCATCATGCTTGCCGACGCGCCGGGGATAGGCATCCCAAAACCGGAGAAATTCGGGGTCGAATTTTGTCGCGCTGACGTCGAGCGAGCGAAGCGAGCGAGATCTTCCATTTCCATTTCCCTTCCCTTCCACTTCCATTTCCACTTCCATTTCCTTAGTGAGAAAATCCTGCGCGCAGGATTTTAATCCTGCGGGGGGGGCAGGAATGGTGCTGGCGCGTTCGGTCGGGTTCGGCCGCTGGTGTTTGGTGAAGTGGGGAATGGCGAGATACCGGCCACCATCCACGGCGTAGCGCATCACAAATCCGCCCCGCGCCAACTCGTCCAACAGCTTGTGGATATTGACCTTATCGTAGGGAAAGAGCTGGGCTTTTAAGCGTTGCGGGCGATCCTCGAGACGTCCCTCGCGATCTGCCACGGTCCAAAGCCCGATGAATAGCAGGCGGCTTGCCATGCTGATTTCTGCGAGCCGTTCATGGACAAAGAACTCAGGCTTGATTGTCCGAATCCGCTGCAAACCCATCCCCGCGTCCTCCCGCACCCGGGGTCCTTGTGACCCGTATCCGCCAGCGTCCTGCAACCACCCTGCAACCACGAGCGTCGCCAGCGGTACGGCTCGGGACCGGCGCGCACCGGCGGCCGGTCGCGTGGCACGACTCTTTCCGCGTGGTTACCGACGGGCACCGACCGGCTCGGCCGCGCCGGTGGGCGGGGGCACGGACTCTTAATCAGCGGGTCGCAGGTTCGACTCCTGCGCGGCCCATGAACAAAATCAAGGGCTTGCGTCATGCCCGCTCTCGCCGACGGCGCTTCATAGCGTTTCCTGCAACCACGCTGCAACCACGAGCCGAGAGACGCGCCAGCTCGCGCTCATACTCGGGCAGCGTCCACCCCTCGGCGAGCGCCCGGGTAGCAAGCGTCGACAAGAGCGCGACGCGTACCTTGAGCGCTTCGTTCTCGGCCTCGAGGTATTGCCATGCTGGTCGCCTGCTCATGTCGGCGTGGAACGCATGGCACGCCCCGCAATAGCGTTGCCGTACGTCCTCGGGGTGATAGCTGACACGCCCGCACCGTGGGCAACGAATGGAAACCGGCTCGCTCATGCCCGCCCCCGCCGGTCGGTGGTTGCAGGGATGGTTGCAGGGGCCGCGTCGAGCACGTCGACCCCGCTGCGGTCCTCGAGCGGCAACCCCGACCCGTAGAGGTCGACGGTCGTGGCGACCGAGGCGTGCCCCATCTGCCGCTGGACGTAGACGGGCGACTTGCCGGCCGCGATGAGCTGCGAGCCGAACGTATGCCGCAAGTCGTGGGGGCCGAGACCACGCCCGAGGGCGGCCCCGGCCGCGAGCCGGGTAAGCGCCCGGCGCACGTTCCGCCCGTCAAGCATGGTCTCGTCTTGGGAGGGGAATAGCCACTTGACGACCGGCGCCCCGTCAAAGAGGCCGACGACCGTGGACTCCGAGATAATCCCGGCAATGTGGGCATCGAGCACGGTGGCGAGCTGCGCCGAGACGTCGACCACCCGCGCGCCGTGCTTGGGCTCCTCCTCCCGCTGGTGCTTGGCATTCCATGCCCGCTCGACCCGGAGCGTGCGGGCGGTGGCGTTGTAGTCTTCGAGGCGCAACATGAGCGCCTCACCGATGCGGAGCCCGGCCCGGGCAAGGAGAAGGACTAGGGGATACCAGGCCGGCTCGACGGTGCGGGTATGCTCGAGGAGCCGGTGCGTTTGCTCGCGGTCGAGGGTCCGGCGGAGGATGGTGGCTTGCCGGGCCAGCTTGCTCGGATGCAAGTGCAAGACCTTGCCGAGCCGGGCGGCGGGGTTGTCGGCCCGGATGCCGTCCTCGATGGCGGCGTTGAGCATGGCGCGGAGCGTGGCGTACACCGCGTAGATCGATCCGACGGCCAGGGGCCGCCCGGGCCGCTGGCGGCTCCCGACGCCGCGTTTGCGGCATTGGGTTAGGAACGCCCGCAGCTCGGGACGGGTTAACTCGGCGGTGGGGCGGGCGCCGAGCCGCGGGCGGATGTAGCGGGCGAATTGCGCGGCGTAGCTCTCGAGCGTGCGAGCCTTGACGCTCCCGTCGATGCTCTCGAGCCAATGCGCGCCGTACACGGCCACCGTGCTCGCGGGGTCGACCAGCGGGACGAGACCGCGGGCGGCC